AATGGCTAAAGATTTAAATAAAGCTCTCGAAGCAGTTGAGCTCACCTACGGGCAGATTAAAGAAATTGCAGATAGCATGCTCGCTGGGCCTTTTGAAGAGCCTAATAGAATTGTAGAAATGATTCAATATAATATTGAGTCTATGTCTATTGAAATGCTCAGAGACTCTATCTTGAGACTTCAGCTTGCAGTCTATTCTTTGAGTGAGCTTAGAGATAGATCTGGCATTAAGGCAGTTTGTGCGGAAGCAATCAAGAAAGAGGCTTATGCTGCATCATATATCGGACAGGAAGGAACTGCCGGAGTAAAGGATTCTAATACCACTCTTGCGATTTCCGAGAATATCGTTGCTCAGTGTCTCTATGACCTTGTAGCAAGTTTGGTTAAAACTAAGGTTGACCAGGTTCAAAGAATGATTGATTCTCTTAAAACAATACTTATGAGTAGAATGCAAGAATTAAAGTTATCAAATAGCTCTATTTCTGATTGATACACTTAAATTAATTTAAAAGTGTCCTAAAATAATTCGCTAAATTTAATAGAGAATAAACTTAGGAGATACTGAAAGTGGCAAAAATTTATAAAATAACTAATACTAAAAATGGTAAGTTTTATATCGGAATGACTGTTGATTCACTTGAGCAGCGATTAAAAGAGCACATACAAGAATGTCGCAGATATGAACGCGGTACAGTAAAATATAAGTCTAGACTATATAATGCAATGATAGCTGACGGTATACAGTACTTTATTATTGAGTTAGTAGAAGATAATGTACCGAGAGAACTTGTAGGAGAGCGGGAGCAGTATTATATTAAATTACTAAGGTCTCAAGATGACTCTATTGGTTATAATATCAGTAAAGGTGGCCGAGCAGGTCCACCGCAAGGTAAACATACTGAGCAGGCTAAATTGATGCAGTCAATCCATAATAAGAATAAAATTTGGTGTTATGACCCAAATACATTGGAGTATCGAAAAGTACTTCCTGAGGATGTACCCGAAGGTTTTATTATCGGTATGCTTGAGAGCCATAAAGCCAAATTAAAAGGTGAAAATAACGGTATGTATGGAAAAGTAGGTTCAAACCGAGGAAAAACTTTGTCAGAAGAGACAAAAAAGAGATCCAGTGAAACTAAAAAAGCTAGAAATAAAAATAGAAATTGGGCGTGGTATACAAATGGCTCAGAAGAACACTGGATTAATTTAAACGAAAAACAGCCCCCAGAAGGATTTTATCCAGGGCGAATTCCGAATAAAAACGCACATCGAGTTTCTATTGAAATAGAAGATTTAATTGAGCATAAAACGTATCAATTTGATGCTTACAGCTTCGCACAAGAAGCCTTAAAACTATCTTATATGACTATTGTAAAGTCTATAAAAACAGGATGTATTATCAAGAATAGATATAAATGTAAGCTAAAAACTGATAAATAAAGAAAGGATAAATTATGGCTAAAGATACAGAAAAGAAACTTACAATGGCAGACTTTGCCAAAAAGCTAAACAAGGAATATAGTAATAATAACCTTGTTATTAAATCCGATATAGTGCCTGTTTATCAGAGACTTTCATCTGGTTTGATGGGTATGGATTATCCTCTATATGGAGGCATTCCTTACGGAAGACTTATGGTATTTGCAGGTCTTGAGCACTCTGGTAAGACCACTGCTGCTTGTGCAGCTATTGCAGCATATCAGCGTGAAAATCCTGACAAAATATGCGTTTATGTGGATGTAGAACATTCACTTGATATTAAGTTCCAGGCAATAATGAACGGAATTGACCTTACTCATTTGTATTATATTAGTCCTGAAGGAATGTCAGGCGAGCAGATTCTTGAGATGATCCTTGAACTTGAGGATACTGAAGATATCGGTCTTATTGTACTTGACTCTATTCCTGCGCTCGTTCCTCAGTCTATTATGGAGAATGAGTTTACTAAGGATATGGGTATGCGCGGAAATATGGCAAAAGGTCTTCATAAGTTCTGCCCTACTATGTGTGATAAACTCGCTCGTAATAATAACATTATGATTATGATTAACCAGGTACGTGTTGCGGGTACTACTTATACTGGTGCTGCTATCTATAAGGAGCCGGGAGGAGATGCACCTCGTTATTATGCTTCTGTTAAAGTTCGTTTTGGTAAGAGAGTATTTATGAAGAACGGCGAAGAGATTAAGGGTGACGACGGTGAAGGAGCAGACGGATTCAGGCTTAAGTTTAAAATTACTAAGAATAAGACTTGTGCTTGCAACCGCGGTGGAGGATTTATTACGTATACCTACTTGAATGGTGCTGACACCGTAAATGACCTTATCGATGTTGCTCTTCAGTTTGACTTTATTAAGAGACTTAATAACGTAACTTATGCTCTCGTAAATCTTTCTACTGGCGAAGTAATCACTGACTCTGAAACCGGCGAGACTCTTCAGGGTAAGAAGGCTTATTTGATTGAGTATCTTCATACGCATACTTCCTTCAGAGAAAAGTATCTTGCAATGATTAAAGAGTTTATTTCTGCTTCCAATGACAAGTCTGTTCTTGATAGAGATTCTCTTAAGGAAATTGAAGCAGAAGAAGATGCTATCGAAAGACCTCAGGAAGACGAAGTTAAGAGAAAGATTCTCCTTGAGGATGCTTAATGGTTATAGGCACAGCAAAAAGAAATAAGGAAGGGGCTAAACCCCTTCCTACTCGTAGTTATTCTTCTAAACAAGAAAAAGCAGTATCAAAAGCAGTTGGCGGAAAGGTTCAGAAAAATTCTGGTGCTACTGCTTTTGATAAAGGTGACGTTATAGTCACAGGTAAGAACGGCTTTCTTCTTGAGTGTAAAACGAAGACTTCTGCCTCAGAGTCTATCTCTATTAAAAAAGAGTGGTTTGAGAAAAATCGTCAAGAATGTCTACTCACTGGAACTCCTCATCAGGCAGTAGTTTTTAACTTCGGACCTGGCGAAGAAAATCATTATATTATTGATGAATACTTATTTCAGTTTTTAAAAGAAAAACTTGATGAGCTGGAGGATACGATATGATGCATAAAATGAAACTTAAAAAAGATACAAAAACTATTTATTATGCTTTTGTGCAAAAAATGGAAGTTCCAGCAGATGCTACTGAGCGAGAGATTGATGAGCTAGTTTGTAAACACCTTAAAGAGCCTGCAGATTACATGTGGTCAGATGAACCAGATTTATTTGACCTTGAGAAATATTGTTGAGAGGTAAATTGTGGATATTAAAGATTATAGAATTATTGTAACTCTTGCAACAAGTCTTGCGCAGCCCTGCATTTGTAATGGCAGAACAGTTTATGAGTTAGATGTTGCAAAATTTATTAATGCTCTTGATAATATCTATCCAAATATTTGTATTCCAGTCTCACTGAATGGTGTGGTACTAAATCCAAAAGCTGAAAGTGAGGAAGAAGAATGATTAGACCAATTATAAAAGAGCAGCTTGAAAAATGTCAATTTGCTGACTTAAATAACTTTGATCCTAATACAAATACTTTTTATATTAAAAAATATTCTAAGCCTACATATGAGGTTAATCACTGTTATTTAGTTAAGCTTCCTTTAAATATTGTTAACGCCGCTGACTCTGTTTTAGCTGTTAACTGGAATAACGGAACTTGTCCTAAAACTCAATATCTTAAAATCTATATTTCTAAAGCCCTCGGCACGATGATTTATGTAGACAGTATTGGTTTTGATTTTGATACTAAGCAGGATCTTAGTATGATGTGGTCTGGCTGGCTCGATAGCTCGCAGCTAACCCAGATTTCTGCTTTATAGATATGCGCTAAATTATTTAGTAAATAAACTTAGACAGAGGAAAACCAATATTATGACTTTATTTGAAGAATTTAAGCTCTATGAAAATATGTGGGAACCACTTACTGAGGCGGTATATCTTGAAGCATTGCCTACAAAACCTGGTATTTACTGTATTATTTTTAATGCATATGATAGTGAAGGAAAAGCTGTACAAAGAAAATATATTGGATTGGCTAAAGATATTCGAGCCAGAATACAAGAACATTTAAAAGCAGCGCGTCCAGACGGACGTGATTATGTGGTGTATAATGCTATGAGAAAGCATCCATATAAAGTAATTGTACTCGAAACTCTTGATATATATAATATTACAGCACTAGGGAAGCTCGAAAAGAAATGGATTCAAGATTTACACACATTTATAAATGATAACGCTGAGAATGATAATATTAAAACTGTAAATTTTAATGGTCGAAATTATGATCTTACTTGTTCAGGGCCAGGTTATAATATGACTCTTGGTGGGGAAGGCGCCCCATGCTACCCGCCTGAGATTATTGATGAAATTATAGCACTATATAAGACAAATGAGTATCAGCACGTAAAAACTTATAAAGAGTTTAAAGAAAAATACAAAGCGCATCCGCAGTATAGTAAACTCAGCTATGATACGCTTAGATTATTTATAGAGGCCAATGATTTGCCTTGGTATAATGAACAAGAGAAAAAAACAGTAGTATATGCTAATATTGTGAAACAAGGTGAAAAACTTGAAAAAGACGGGCATAAAAGGTCTTGTTTAATTGCAGTAAAAAATACTACCGACTCAAAGTACCGAATAGTCTGTGATTCTCAAGCTCAAGCAGATGCTCTTGTTGATTTTATTTGGAAACGCTTTAAAGCAGATTATGAGACTGAATTTAAAACTTATCTAGCAACTCGTACAAAGCGAGAGCGAGAAAATTCAGGAGCAATGCGCATCAAGTGGATTATTGAACAAGGTCTTTATGATAAGTATCTAGACCTCAGTCAGTACGACATTAGTGCTATTAAAAGTACTAAAAAGAGTCTTGGTGGTGAAGGGCAGACTGGTATAAAAATTGCTACTGGTCGAGGCAGTCTTTGTAGTATCGCTTACAATGCTGAGTAAGTTTATAATAAAATAAAAGACGGTTCATTAAATTGGACCGTCTTTTATTGTATAATATAGTATATAAAAATATCTAAAAGAGGAAATAATACAATGAAAAGTTTGGCTGTAAAATATCGTCCTACTACTTTTGAAACAGTTGCTGGACAAAATGTGACTACTAGAATTCTTAATAAAGTACTTGAAAAGCAGGCTTTCAAGAATGCCTATCTTTTTGCAGGCCCTTCTGGATGTGGCAAAACAACTTGTGCCCGTATTTTTGCTAATGCTATTAACGGAGGCATTGGCGAGCCCGTAGAAATTGACGGTGCATCTAATAATGGAGTAGACCAGGTAAGAGCTATCGTAGAGTCAGCTAATCAGAGAAGCCTTATTGGTAATTATAAGATTTATATTATTGATGAGTGCCATATGATTACTTCCGCAGGCTGGAATGCTTTCTTGAAGGGGCTGGAGGATTGTCCTGAATATACTATCTTTATATTCTGCACCACCGAGCCCAATAAGATTCCTGTGACCATTCAGAATAGAATGCAGCGTTTTAATATCGCTAAGATTGGTGCTCAGGAAATCAAAGATAGACTCTTTTATGTTTGCCAGCAAGAAGGCTTTATTAACTACGAAGATACCTGCGAGCTTATTAGTAAGCTCTGTGATGGTTGTATGAGAGAAGCTCTTACGATGCTTGATCAGTGTGCTGATTTGTCTAACGATCTCAGCCTTGAAAATACTAAAGCAGTTCTCGGTGAGGCACCTTTTGAAAGAATGCTTAAGCTCACTAATTGTTTGATTGGCCACAATGAGCAGTTTACTCTCGTAGCTATTGAAACTCTCGCTCAAGAAGGTAAGGACCTTAAGCAGTTTGTAAACGAGTATCTTAGCTTTACTCTTGAGCTTACTAAGTATATCCTGTTCCAGAATATCGGTGCATCAAATATTCCTGCTTATCTTGAGAATGCTACTGACCCCATGATTAGCGTAAAGAGCACTACTTCTTTCGAGAATTCTTTGGGTTGGTTTAATAACCTTGCTACCAAGCTTCTTGAAGTTAAGAATGCTATTAAGTATGATACTTCAGTAAAGGCAGTTGTAGAAGCCTACATGCTCCAAATTTGTCGTGGCAATTAAAAAATATTCGTATATATGCTAAATTAAATAGTGATTAAAAATCAAAGTTAATTGTAGTAAAGGAATATTTTATTATGAAATTACATGAAGAATTTAAGCTCTATGAGAACCTATGGGATAACAAACCGGTAGAGCAAAATGAAGAAATTTCTAAGGGGTCTCTCAAAGAAGCCCGCAGTGTAGCTGAGATTAAAGCAGAGATTCGCACACTTATGAAAGAATTGCGAGATGCAGAAAGGGCAGAAAGGGCTGCTGCAACAACTTCGACTACAACTCCTTCTGTTGCCTCGGTTAGTAAAGCTAAACCTACTAATGTATGGGTTTGGGACATCTATCTTACTCCTAAGAAAAAGGGCACTTGGACAAGTATTCAAAATGATTTAGTATTTGAAACACAAGATAAAGCACTAGATGCTGCTTGGAGGCTACTTAATGAGCTTGACGACGAAGGAGAGCTTAGAGGCGATCCTGATGATTACTATGTAGAAGCTTTTGAAATTCCACTTAGCTCGGTATCAAAAGAAGTTCTTAATTATTCTAATCTTACACATTTAATATAATATAAAAACTTTAAAGACAGTTCATTAAATTGAGCTGTCTTTTATTGTATAATATTATATATAATTATAACTTTATGGAGTTTATATTTAATGAATATTATTGGACAAACTAAACTACTTTCTAAAATTAATACAATGGAATACTTGCCAAAAACTTCTATGTTTCTCGGCCCGACAGGCTGTGGAAAACATACAATAGCGCGTTATGTAGCAGAAGAGTTTAAGCTTGACTTTGTAGAAATCGAAGAGTCGGTATCTGCCCAGGACCTTGAAGATTATACACATAAAACTATCGATACTCTTTATCTTATTAACTTAAACAAATTTACGGAAAAGCAGCAGAACCAGTTTCTTAAATTTATTGAAGAGCCTTCTAAGTCTATTTATGTAATTTTGATTGCAAACTCTGAGGCAGGTATTCTCAATACAATTCTCAATAGAAGTATTAAGTATCATCTTGAGCCCTATACAAAAGAGCAGATTGAGCAGATTACTAATACAACAGTTAATGATCTTGCTTTTAAGATTTTTCAGACGCCTGGAAAGTTGCTTAATCTAACAGAGCAGAGCTTTAATGATGTTATGGGCTTAGCAAACACAGTAGTCCACAGTATAAACAGAGCGACATATCCAAATGCTCTTGTAGTGTCTACAAAAATTAACTACAAAGATTTGTATAATAAAATTGACTTTGATTTGTTTTTTGATACTGTTGAGTATCTTGCCTTAGAAGATTATAAAAATAATAAAACCGAGCAAAGCT